AAAGAAGCTAAAAAAGAGCCTAAAAAAGCATCAAAGAAAGATAAAAAAGAAGATAAATAAATTATTATGAACCTTGTTCATGGTAGCCAACCTTAAAGGAGAGTAAAAATGGCAGAAACAGAATTAAGAAAATATGCAGTAGTTGAGAAGTTAAACAAGATGGCAGTTGATACAATTAAAAGATCACCTGATATTGCAGAAGCAACTTATTCAACTGGTGATTTAATGGCAGAAGGTCAAGTTATTGAAAATGCAGCAGCAGTAAAAGGTGGAAATTGTATTTTACAATCAATATCTGCAATAGATACATCAGATACAGGTGGAACTATATATGTAATAATAAGTGATAATTCAATAGATTTAGGAACAGTTGGTAGTGCAGTTAATGCAGCAGATGCAGCAGCAGATAATGCTTTTGCTATTGTAGAATTATCTAATTGGACAGATGTTGGTGGTGCTAAAGTTTGCACAAAAGGTAATATTGGTTTAGTATTAGCAACTAATAGTGCATCAAAACATTGTTATTTTGGTGTAGTTAATGTAAGTGGTGGTGATATTGTTATTGGTTCAGGTGAAGATATTATCTTTCATTTTGGTGTGGTAAAAGATTAATGTTTGCTAAGAGCATAGTAACAAAAGGTGGTGATGTATTTAGAGATGAATATTCTTTAGCATTTGATGGATCTAATGATTATGTAGAGATTGCTGATGCTCCTTCATTTAGTTATAATGTTCATTCTATATCTATGTGGGTTAAACCTGCTGGAGAATCAGGTTCAATGAGCTTGTTTGATTATAGAGATGCAAATAATGATGGAATACACATTTATTTAGGAGATGGTGATGTAGTATATCAAATTGACAATACAGATGGTCATTATGATACTAAATTAGATTTAAATCAGTGGTCTCATGTTGTTTGCACAAATGATGGAAGCACAAGTACTATTTATTTAAATGGTGTTTCAGTTGAAACAGCAGATACATCAGGAGAAACAATAAATGTATCAGGCTCTGCTGTTCCAAGAATTGCAGCAAGAAGTCATACTTCTCCAAGTAACTATTTTAATGGCAATATATCAGAAGTTGCTTTGTATAGCTCAGCATTAACTGCCAATCAAGTTAAAACCATATACAATGGTAGAGAACCTTACAATCACAAAGAAGGTGTAGCATCAGGCAATTTACAGGGTTGGTGGAGAATGGGTGATGGTTCTTTAGATGGATTTGATTCTAAAGAAAATGGATTAATACAAAGCCATAATAGTAAATTAGAAAGTAGCATTGTAACATCTTGGACAAATGCTTCAGCAGGATTTAATACACTTAATGCTACAGGCACAAATATAACTTCAATGATAAATAATGATAGTGGAACTGATAATGTAAGGTCAAACTCTTTAACTGTGGCTACAGATGATACATATAAAGTTTCTTTTGATGTAGCAGGAACAACTATTCCAAGTGCTAATAATAAATTAATGTTTAAACTTAGTCCCAACAATGCTTTAAATAGTTCTACTTATGATGGAAGTGTAACAAGTGCAGGTAAGTATGTTTTTTATGTGCAACCACAAACTACAACTATATATGTAGGATTTAGAGCAGTTGAAGATGTTGATTGTAATGTTACTAATTTTAAGATGCAAAAAATAACAAACAATTCAGGTTTAATGACTAATATGGGAATTAATGACTTTGAAGGAGATACACCATAATGGATTATTCTAATAGAAAATGGGTTATAGTAAATGTATCTGATATAACAGATGAAATGATAGATAGTGCAATACAATCATCTATGGATACACTAAGAAAAACATTAGATGGCAGTAAAGCTATATTAAAGTTTGAAGGTGATACTCCAAGTTGTTTTGATGGACTAACTACTTACAATCATAGTGAGATATTAGAAGAACTTGCTAAGAGTGATTGGACTTCTTCAGAAGAATGAGTTTATTAGATAAAATCAAAGAGCATGAAGGATTTAGGTCCACAGTATATCAATGCACACAAGGTTATGATACAATAGGATATGGCTTTGCTATTAAGGACTTAGAAATAGATGAAGATATGGCAGATAAGATATTGATCAGAAAGATTGCTCAATTAGAATCTAAGATAAGTAAGAAATTTGATTGGTATCATTCTGCACCACAAGAAGCTAAAGAAGTAGTTATTAATATGTGTTACCAGCTTGGTATATCAGGCTTTAGTAAATTTAAAAAGACAATATATTTATTAGAAACAGAACAATATGAAGAAGCATCAGTAGAAATGTTAGATTCTTTATGGGCAAAACAAACACCAAGAAGGGCAAAAGAACTAAGTGAGGTTATAAGAAGTCTATGAATAAAAAAGACACAGAGGTGGTTCTTACTCATCTTGAATACATTAAAGAAAAAGTTGATGCAAACTATAAACATTTAGAAAAATTAAATGGCAGAGTAGGTAAAACAGAATCTGCTATACAAAAGATTATGGGAGTAGGAACTGCAATTACATTTGTGATTGCAAGTGTTTTAGGGTATTTTATAAAGGAATAAATATATGGAACTTGTTTGTCCTAATTGCTTCAGTTTACAATTGGTAAAAGAGGGTTGGCACAGAGGGAAACAAAGGTATAAATGTAAGAAATGCCAACATAAGACAGTATATCCACTATCACCTGATGATGTAGACATAATTACATCAAATGTAAAATTAGCAAAACAAAAACAATCACTACAAGATCTAAACAGAATTGAAAGAAAAGCATTTAGAGAATATGCAAGAATAGAAAATGCAGTATCTAAATACAATTACAAATTACAAGAGATTTTTGACAATTATAAGTTAAGTAAACTAACTAAATCACATAAACAAAAAAGCAAGGCTTGTGGTGTTATCCAGTTTAGTGATGTGCATTTTAATGAATTGGTTGATTTAGAGCATAATAAGTATGACTTTAAGATTATGTCTAAAAGATGTAAATACTTTGTTAAAAGGGCAATATCTTTCTTTAAATCACAAAATATAAGCAATATACTTGTAGCAATGACTGGTGATTTGTTAAATAGTGATAGAAGGTTAGATGAATTACTTAATATGGCTACTAACAGAGCAAAGGCTACTTTTTTAGCAGTAGATATATTTCAACAAGTAATCTTAGAACTTAACAAACACTTTAATGTATCAGTTGCAGCAGTTACAGGCAATGAATCAAGAGTAAAAAAAGACTGGGGCTGGAGTAAAATGTTAGCTTCTGATAATTATGATTTTACTATATTTAAAACATTAGAATATATATTTAAAGATAGTAAGGTTAATTTTATACAAGGTGATCCAACTGAGATGGTAGTTGAGGTTGCAGGACAAAATTTATTGTTATTACATGGTAATGGTTCTATTAAAAAAGGCATTGACACAAGTATCACTCAGATAATGGGAAGATACAAGTCAAGAGGGTTAAATGTAGATTATGTTATTTTTGGACATATACATTCTGCAAGGGTGGGTGATACATTTAGTAGAAGCAGTAGTATGGTAGGAGCAAATGATTATTCTGAGAAAGCATTAAACTTAGCAGGTAGAGCATCACAGAATTGTTATATCTTCTATGAGAATGGCAATAGAGATGGAATAAAAATTGACTTGCAAAACTATGATGATGATATGTATGATATAGATAGTTCTTTAGAATCATACAATGCAAAGAGTTTAGGCAAAGTTAATCAAGGAACAACAATATTTAAAGTAATAGTATGATAGGAGTATATGGACACAAAGATTATAGAGAACTTGTTAGGAGAATACAGTTGGCTTATTATAACTGGGTTTGTGTTTTTAATAGCAAGAACAACTTTAGAATCTGCAATAAGTGGACTTAAAGTATTTTTAGGTGATGACTTAAATACTGATGATGTTATTATTATAAATATAAATGGTGAATCAAGACCTGCAAGAGTAGTAAGAGTAGGCATTTGGAAGACAATATTATTTGTATATGAGGTTGGTTGCACAGATGGAAAGCCTTATATTAAAGGTGGTAACAAGGTTGCAATACAAAATGATACTTTAAAAGATTATGTAATTGAGAAACCTTTACCAATGTTAGATTTAAAGAAATGGGATAATTGTAGTGATTAAAGTAATTTTATTTGCAATAGGATTTTGTGTTTTTTTCTTTGGAGCAATTATCTTAATAGAAAAAGGGTGGTTACATGAAGATGACTTTAGATAAACAGATAGATATATTATGGAAGGCTATAAACAAACAAGGTAAGTATATAGAGAATCTTGAAATAATAGTAGCACATTTAAAGACAGATTCACACCCTCCAGTATTTAAAGAAACACAATTTAAAGAATTAGATGAAAGATTGAAATATGTGGAAGCATGGATCAATAACATAGAACTAATAGACAAAGGAGAGTTAAATTAATGGAAATATTAACAAACAACTGGGAAATTATAACAATAGTTATTTTAGTATTAGATAAAGCAGTTGCATTGTCAGCAACACCTTATGATGATATGCTATGGACATCATTAAAAGGGTTTATTAAGAAAATAGCAGGTAAATAATGCTACAAGTATTATTAGGTAAATGGATTGCCAAAAAAGGTGGTGTAGCAGTTCTTCTTCTTATTGGAGATTTGATTGTTAAAACAACTAAATCAAAGAAAGATGATGAATTGTGGAAGAAAATAAAACCAATAATAAAGAAGTATAAGTAATGTCAATATCATCAATTAAAAAAGCATTAAAGAATGTTTTTCAAGGGAAGCTAAAAAACTTAGTTTCCCTTGCTGATGATAGTGATTTAGATAATCATTTAAAGCCTTTAAAAATAGGTGGTAAAACAACACCTATGAAAATATCTGAAGATACAGTAGAAATAGGTTCAACATTAATATATGATGGTAAAGAAGTTGTTTCAGGTGATATAGAAGGAACAGGAATTAAATCTACTGGTGAAACTGGTGGAACTAAATTTCTTAGAGAAGATGGTGATGGTACTTGCTCTTGGCAAACAGCAGGAGGTGGTAGTTCAGAGTATTATATTATGCAACAAGGTAGAGGTAGATGTCAGTATAATAATTGGTATTGGTGTTCTCATAGTACTTATGGTTCAGGTTTCTATTATTGGTATTTTTCAACAGGAAGTTCAACCTTACCAAGTAATATGCAAGATAGTTATGGAGCAGTAAATACAATACCAAAAGCAGGGAATGTTACAAGTTGGAATGTAACAGGTAACATAAGTTCAACAGATACAGTAGAATGGGCATTAATAAAATTAGCACAACCAACATTTGGAAGTGCAGGAAATTGGACAGCATCACAAATAGGTTCAACACAATCTGCAGGAGGGACAGCAAATATACAATATAAATGGGAAGAAACAGGGTTAAGTGTATCAGTAGCTAAAGATGATAGAATAGTTCCTGTATTTAGAAGAACAACAGATAATGACAGCACTTCCATATATCTTGAAGTTGCATATCAAATTATAATAGAGGGTTCATAATATGGCTTTAAATAAAATTACAAAAACAACAGAAGAAACAGAAGAATTAGACACTACTCTTAATGGTGTTGAAATAAAAAATCTAATAGATAAAATTAATGAAATAATAGATTGGATTAACAATCAATAATAATTTATGTTTCATAAAATAATTAATATGTTATATTATAATATCAATAAAGGTAAAAATTTATGAGTTTAACAGGAAAATCACCATCAGAAACATACAAAGACATTGCTTATGTAGATAATGATAACAATGGTGTTACTACTTCTTTAAAACAAGTTAAGACAGGTAATGGATCAAACACAGCATTACAAGTTTCTGATAGGTCTTTACAAGTTAAATCAGCAACAAACAATACAACAGCATTAGATGTTCAAAATGCAAGTGGAACAAGCAAGTTGTTAGTAGATACTACAAACAATTATGTTAAAGCAAATGGTGAACATGTTAATACACAATATGCACATTTTCAGCACTCATCTGATGATGCTGCTTTAGACCCAAATAAACATTATGCATTGCCTTTTGGTGTTTCTTTTGCTTTATCACTTTATAATATTGGAACTGGAACTGACCCTGATACATCAGTTACAGCAACAGGTTCAATACATAAACTGACAAGTGGTTATTGGTTTATTATGGATAATATTACAATAGACAGAGTTGTTTGGTGGTCAGCAGCAGATACAGCAACTGGTGATACTACAAGATGTCATTTAATGAGTTATGATGTAGATTCAAGTAATGGTGCTACAAGTGGTGATTTATCTAATGGTGTAGTTTTAGCAGATGGTGCAGATATAACAAATGATGGTTTTGAACAATCATATTATCAACAAATGACAATACAATCAGCAGATGTTAGTGCTGGTAAAGTTGTTTTATTTACATTTAGGTCTGATTCAATAAATTCAGATTATCTAATTAATGCAACAATTAAATATCATATTACAGGTTAAGGAGAAAGATGGCAAATAAAAAATTTACAACAAGTTTAACAATACAAGCAGAAAAGACTTATGATTGTAGTTTGTCAAAGAACTACACAGATGTTTTTTCTATTAACCAAGAATTAGATAATGCAGATGCTTTTGTTACATTAGTATCAGGTGGCTCATCTAAAGCAACAAACACAATGGCTTCTGCTAAAGCTATCTTATTAAAGAATAATAGTAATATTGCAGCAGAGTTATTAATTACTGTTATGGAATGGAAAGATAGTAGTGATACTGATGTTTATAATAGTGTTGATTTAGGACCTGGATCTGCAACAAGTTTTAGAAGTTGGTCTTTCTTGTTACCTGCTGGTGAGTTTATGTATTTGCCTAATAATAGAGTTTTAGCTTATGCTTCTGATGTTGGAACTGCTTATGAATCTGCTGCTAAAGCAAGTGATGGTGCTATTTCAACTGAGCCTTTAAGTATTAATAGTGCTAATGAATATGCAGATTCTACTGCTGATTTAGATCATGCTACAAGTTCTGATATGGGTAGTGATGTAACAGTAGTTGATTTATATATGGAAGATGGACATTCTAAGTTTTTTAAAGTAGGTGATTTAATACAAGTAGACACAGAAATTATGGAAATAGAATCATTAGGTGATGGTTCAAACTTGGCTAAAAGTAAAGCAGTTGTTAAAAGAGGTTTATTAGGCTCTACTGCTGCTACACATGCAGATGATGCAGCTATTAATTTTTTCTTTGGTAATGAACACTTACCATTTGATAATGGCAAATGTATGTCAGATAAAAAAGGAAGATTTAAGCAAAGAGGTGCTTTTTTTTCTAAAGCAAGAACAAGTGATACTAAAGTAGATGGACTTGTTCCAGGATCAGTAGCAATAGGACCTTTTTATACAGAAGGTGGTTATTTAGATTGGGGTTTAAATGGTATTACACCTAATACAGAAACAGGACTTGCTGCTTCAACTGCATATACATTTCATATTGTAGTAGATGAGTTTCATAATGATGGATTTGATGGAACATCAACTGAAACTGCAATAGCATTTACAACAGATGCTTCTGATACAACATTTGCAGGTAGTTCTAATGCAGTATTACCTAAAATACAAGCAGTATTAGATACACAATCATATACAACATCATCAGGATTACTTAATAAAAAAGTTAAGATATTTATACATAATGGTGATGTTAGAGTTCAATCAATGTCAAACAATTCAGATACAATAGTAGGTATTGGTAATGTTTCAGGCACTACACCTTTTGGAGTAGGTGCTTTTCCTGCATTAGCAAGTAGTGTTCCTGATTTAATGGGTTCTGAACATGGTGGTGGAACAACAGATGATATTGTTTATGGACCTAAATCTACATTAGCACAAGAAGAAATCACAGATCCAATTACAGGTGTAAATATGTTAAATGAAAAAGCATTTATATTTGATAATGGTAATGGTGATTTGCTTTACTTAGATAAAGTAGTTGGTAAGGTAGATTATGAAAAAGGACATTGTGAATGGACAGTAGCAAGTTTACCTGAAGCAGAGTTCAAAGTTAGAGGACAATCTAATTCTGCACATTCAGGTGGTATTACTTATTCTGTTCAAGAATACAATTCAATTCAAGAGATAAAAGCAAGAAGTATTAACCCAGTAAAAGATACAGAAATAGAAGCAATAGTGTTAGGATAATTATGGCATATAAAATGAAAAGAGCAAAAATAGGCAAGGCAAAATCTACAAGAATAAAAAGAGCAGGTAAAAAGATTAAATCATCAAGAGGTTTAACTGGTAGAAGGGGAGCAAGATATTAATGGCTACAAACTTTAAATATGCAAGTATATCTGATTTAACAAAATACTTTAACAGAGTAAATGACTTTGATTCTAAAGTTCAAATATTTCCTACTTTAACATCAGGAAATTTACATTTGTTTAGAGATTCAGGATATGTAGATACTCTTTTTCTAAATGGAGAAGAATTAGCAGCAGCACAATCAACATCAGGTGATGTAGATAGTAATGGTGAATGGTTTTATGCAAGTGCAACAAATCAAGTAGAATATTATAATAGTAATTATTCTTCTACTACAATTAATGAACAAGTATTTGAAGCAGGTATAGATTTTACAACATTCTTAGAACAAGCATTAGTAGATGCTTCTTTAGAACTACATAATTATCTTGATATGAGATATTCAACACCTTTAGAAAAACAAAAACAAATAGATATTGATACAGCAATTAATTCTGCAACATCTGAATATGATCCAATTATCATTAAGTCAGTATGTTATATTGCAGCAGCTAATTTAATTAGAGCAAAAGAAGGTGCTTCAGAAGAAGCAGATTATTACTATTCTTTAGTAACAAATCCTGAAAGAACAGGAATTATAGATAAATTAAATGATGGTTTATTTAAACTATCACATGAGGTAGATGCAAAAGATAAGAATGGTAAGATTGCTTATAGAGTAGATTCTAATGGTTCTATGGATTTAGTAGAACTTGCAGGTGAATACAGAGGTGAACATTATGATAGATTAAAAATAAGTATATCTACTGGTGGAAACTATGGAACTGCTGAGTTTACTGTTAGTTATTTATCTAATGACCAATTAGAAGGTGCTACATCAGGTGCAGAAAAGATTACAGGTGGATTACAACATATACATAATGGTTTATATGGTAGATTTAGTGGAACATCTGCACATACAAGTGATTATTGGATAGTTGAGGTATATGGTAGCCATAGGAAACAGACAAATAAAAGCAATGCTACTATTGAATTAAGCAGATAATGGCAGTTACCTATAAAAACACTTGGAAGAATATTTTAGTAGCTTTAAAGAGCAAAATTAGGGCAGAGATGAAATGTCCAGTAATAAGTGGTTTTGATGAAACAAGTAAAGCAAATCAATTTATTAGGTTAATACCAAGAGGTTCAGAACAAGGTGATGTTACTAAGTATTCTGAACACAGGATTTTTAACATAGATATAATTTATTATTTAGTAGATAGAAATAATACACAATTTCAAGATTATGTGTTTAACCAAATAAGTATTTTGGAAGCACTAATACATGATAATCCAACATTATCATTAGCAGATTCAACTACTGCTTATAATTTAAGAAGTGGTAGCAATGAAATGGGAATAGAAGTAGAAGAAGAATATGAAGATTATTATGCAATATCTTGGAATTTTAGTTGTGAACATTTAAATAACTTAGGATAAGACATGAAATACAAAGCAAAACCATCTTACTTGGCATTAGATGATACAAAAAATTTTAATTCTTTAATGTCTGCTTCAACACATTTATTGTTGAAAGATGGTTTAGAAATAGAATGGAATAAAGATATTCCAAAAGATTTAAAAAAACATTTAACAGAAATAAAAAATACCAAAGGAGGTAAGAAATAATGGCTAAAAGTGCAACATTTCAAACAAAACAAAATACAAGTGTAGTAATTGGAACAGAGGTTACTATGGGAACAGCAACATTAGCTGATGGAGTAACAATAGAAATGCCTGTAACTGATTATTCATTTTCAGAAATTAAAAAACACTCATTAAGTGTAGCACCTCCAAGAGCAGGTAGTGGAGCATTTACACAATCTGATGATATGGTTAAGTGGCAAAGACATGATAGAATGTTTGATATTTCTATTACATTTCATGCAACTGCTCAAGCAATAGATAGAGTATGTTTAGCACTATTTGGTGATGGCTCAACACCTAATGCTTTATTAGGATCAATGCCTTCTGTGGTTGATTATAGACATGGAGTATCAAATACTACACCAGTAACATTATGGTTTGAAAATGCAGGACATGATGGACAAGGTGTAGATATGTATTTTACATCTTGTTTATGCACAGGACTTACATTATCAGGTGATATTGGTTCAAATGGTGGAGTAGTTATGGGAACTGCAACTTTTCAAACTGCTTATGCTCCAACACAAGGTGCTTTAACATTTACTGGTGGAACACATACACTATTAACAGCACAAACAACTATGTTTAATATGCATGACTTACAAACAACATCACTTGATAGTGAAGATCTATTGTTATATAGTTTTGATTTAAATATAGCAAGACCTGTTAATAGAATTGGTTTTGATTCAGGTAATAATTTTAGACCAATGGGTTATAGTGTTGGTGGCTATGAAGTAACAGGTTCATTAACTTGTAAAAGAGATGGTGAAGTTGATGATGCTATTGATAATGTAGCAGGTATGGCTCTTGATATAGATACAACAGTATTTCAAATATCAGGAAGCAAAGTATTTGTTGATGAAGCAGGGATTAGTTATGATGATGATGGTTGGAAACAAACAATACCATTAAGATTCACTTATGATTCTGCTGCAACTTCAAATCCAGTTGTTACAATAGGAACAGCAGCTTAATTTAACAGTTAAGTAAGGGTTAGTTAAGGGTTAGCTAACTACTATATATAAATATATATATAAATAAAAGGATAAGGGTAAATGAAAATAGATATTAAAGGTGAAGGTGTAAAACCTTTCAAATTAGATATAAAAGAATTTAATCTAACAGAAAGAATAGAATTAAATAATCTTTTATATAAGTTTTTTAACAACAAAGATGGTATGTTTAGTCCAGCTATTGAGATAGTTAGATTAGCAACAGATATCT